CCACGAAAGAGCTTCGAACCCGCTGTATTTTACTAACTTATACCGTGTGGTCCCACTTGGGCTTGAACCAAGGACTCCCTGATTATGAGTCAGGTGAAACCTATTGATAGTAAGGCTTTTACATAGGCAGTGTAAGTGGAGAGGTCAGGGGATGGGGCTATTCTGCTATGCTGACCACATACCCCTCATGATTGATTCTTGCTATAATCGTTGTTACTGTATACCCTCCAAATGAGTTCTTAGCCCTATATGTATGGGTTACAGTGTATCCTCCATCAGATGTTCTTTCCACATTGCCCCATGAAATAGGCTCATAGCTGCTTCTATCTTTAAGATTGTTTTTTATCACATCTTTGACCTGCCACACAGAGCCATCTTTTGCATTTTCAACCTTTGTCCTATCTCTTGATACATCGCATTTTGATACTCCAAAAATGCACAATGCCCCAAGGATGATAGCTATAACGAATGCAGTAATGCATCCTCTCTTATTGACCTTATCGGCAGCTTCATTGACTATATTAGCCAAATCTTCACGACCTTCTTCTCGCGCCATCTTCCTTAGTTCCATGGTGGCCTTATCCACATCGCATTTATTCAATACTGCATACTCTGTGATTGCAGATTTGATGCGGTTTAAGTCTCCGCTCATTACATCAGCCTTGAACTCCTTATTTGTCTTTCTCATAGCCTTCGCTTTGTTATTATTATGCTATGCATCTGTTACCACACCTGCACACTGCGGTCAATGCGCTCCACGTAGAAGAAGGCACGCACATCGCTTAGCGACTTCGTGAAGTCTTCGTAGTTGCTATTGAGTGAGTGCAGGGTGATGGTGTTATCTTTTCTGCTGTGCTTGATTAGCTCTTTGATTAGTATCCCCTCTTCTTCGATAACGATTACCACGTAGGGGTACTTTGTGTTGATTAGCCCGTATCCCCAATCTTCGGGATACATCTCACGGCAGAGGACTATATCCCCATCACAGATGGAGCGTTTAGAGTCGTCGTCCATACTATTACCCGTAACACGGAAGAGCTTGTAGCGGTCAGAGACCTCACGATCCAGTGCCACCTCCATAGTATCGAACTCTTCGTAGACATCTTCGGGGTCTTGTGACTCGTCTCTGTCGTACAGGAAGCCTTTGCCTACGCCAGCTTGCGCCTTGATGGGTATGATTGGGAGCCTCTGGACTATGCGAGAGCCAGCAGGCACAACCTCTGCCTCTTTGGGTGCTCTGTGGGGCTTCTGCGGGGTCTCTTCCTGCTCTCCTTCTTTGAGGAGCGAGCCTTCGCCTCGAAGAATGTAGTCTTCGCTGAACTTGATGCCAGAAGCCGAACTGATGCGTTGAACCATTGAAGAGGTTGTGTACCTCACATCCCCTTTCAGCATTCGCGATATATTCCCCTCTGTTGCTCCTATGAGAGCTGCGAGGTCTTTCTGTTTGTGAACTATCGCCTTGCTCTGAAGATAGCGGTAAAGCTCCTTGAAGCGATTGCCCACAGCAGGATTTATTTCTATTTCCGCTTGCATACTAAGAAAAGTTACCATATCTTTGTACCACCGAATCGCCCTTCGGTAGGAAGCCATCTAACGTTGGCAAAAGGAAATCTCAAATACCTCTCCTTGGTCTGGGCGAAGACTGGGGGGAGGTACTCCTTTTTAGGAGAATATCAGCACTCAGCTATCGGTGATGAAACGAACGTTCGGGAGCGCTGATTAAACCCCTCGAAGTAGCTGTGGTAGCCAATCCACCGCAAGGAGTCCGTAAGGGGGGAGCAGGGCGAAAAGCCAGATGCTCGGACAGCCCACCACTGGGGCGAAAAGCTGGTAAATGTTCCGTTGCGTAGTGGACAACGCACGGAGCTGGTGACGAGGCGACCGACAGGGCACTGCGGGATACTCCACCAAAGCTCCCGACCTCATACGGACAGCTGGAGGAACAGCCCCGTATGGGTAAGGGGGCTTTATGGCTCAAAAGCTCCCTCTTGAGCTTGCTGGATAGCTTAGAGTAGCATACATATGTACTTATCTAAGGTAGATGATTCTAATTCATCTATGTAGTTCATATCCGCCTCTCTGAGAGGGTAAAGGGTGTACTTATCGTCCTCTTCTGTCTCCACTACCTCCCACAGTGCCTGAGAGAGTAGCGTTTCTTTTCCGCGCGCCTTGATGGCGTTGTAGAGATCGGAGGGAACAAGTCCGTAGCGGAGGGTGCAAAAATCATCTTCCACAAGCTTTCTGGAATAAGCTTGTTGGTGTCCGCTGTCAGCAAGGTACAGTACTTTGAATAGGTGGTAATAGTCCAGCCCGCCAGCCTTGGAAAGCACATAAAGCACCTTCTCCACGAGTCGTCTTTGCGTGTCTGGAAGTCTGTCTATTGCGTTCATAATTGAGGTGCGTTAGTTAGCCTGAATTTTCTCCAAAAACTCCTCTCTCGACATACCAAGATCCTTAATAATGCTTCTTACGACGTGTTCTGGCACAGGGTTTTTGTGGGTCTGAATGATTATCGGCCTCGCAAGTCCTGGCTTCCTCCAAGCTTCGTGCCCTCCACTTGTTCTGTCTTTAACGCAACCTACCAAGATGAGAAACGCGCGAATATCCCTCAGAGTGAGATTTTTGAGCTTCTTGGTGGACATTATGCGATAGCCTGCTGCACGCTTTGATTTGTTCTGGAGACATTAAAAGCAGTACCGCTATCTATCAGGCTCTTATACGTGGGGTCTGAGGTCTGGAGCTGCTCAAGCGTTGGGGCGTTAATCTTCTTCATCTTCTTGCTCCTCACATCCCAGCCATGAGCCTTGAGATCCTTGGTCAAAGTACCCCACTCAACTGTAGTTTCAAAATACAGAGCAAGGGTTTCGGCAAAATTTTCCTTAGCCTTTTCCTCCGAGTCTCCATAGTCGGACAGGCTCAAAGAAGGGCAATAGGCTATATAGAAGCCATCCTCATCTTTGAACGTAAGCACCGTAAGCTCCGCCTCAAATCTGGTGTGACCATGAGGCGAATTATGCTTAATGCGTACGACATCTCTAATCTGTTCCATTTCTATTCTTCTTAAAGCTCTACCTCGGGAAGTCTGTCTATTACATTCATAAAAGAGCTTGTTGCAGATACTATATTATCTTGTTTTTGGGGAACTCACGCAACACAAAGATCGCAACCATGATAACCGATGTCCCGAGAGTTGCGTAAACCATATTGTCCGACCCTTTATAGATACAGAACACAACGGTAGCAAACGCCGCAACCATAAGAAAAAGAGCTATCCAAAGCCCCTTTTCCAGCAATGAGTGCGCTTTCCGCTTTTGCTCCATGTCGTAATCCTGCTGTTTCTCAGCCATTGCTTGCTGTCTCTCAGCCATAGCCAATATGCGCTCCGCTGCGCCTGGCAACACCTTATTGTACCCTTCAAAATGCGAAGGGTGAGGGAGGGGACCAGCAAAAGACGACTCTTGAGCGACTGCAACAATCCTCCTTATCTTATTCTGTCTATCTTCTGGGAGCCCGTCAAGCGCCTGCTCTAAGCAGACCTCTTCGTCTATTTCGCCCATCACAGACAACTCGCCAGACTCGCTATGATTGTTGTTGTAGTCCTCCATTTTCATTTCTGCTTTCCTGATCCATTGCCGACTGAATGTACCCACCCACGGCAGCCCAGTGTGAAGCAATCTGCGAGGCGATACCAGCCATTCCGCGCTTTGCGCTTTTATCTACTGGGAGCACACTGCTAACCATTCCAACGATTACATAGGATAGTTGCAAGGCGATCTTAGCGATACTATACATTGCCTTCATAATAGATGATTCTTATCGTTGTCTACTGCACAAAGCTACAAAAAAAGTAATTATACTGCTTTCACGACCTTAAAAGTGCAGGGCGGATATTGCACCGAAATTCCCCACGCCCGCTCGTGTGAGTTATATAGTACGCGCGCGAAGTAAAGCCCTGCGGGCTGGTTGCTGGGGGCTGGACACACCACGAAAGGCACGAAAGCACGGCACACGCACTCTCAAGGCAAAATTTTTTCTCACTTAATATCAATTACTTACGTGCCACTACTCAGAAATCTTACCAAAACATTTTGCTGGCAAGAAAAGTTAGTGTATCTTTGCAGTGTAAAGGATGAGCAACAACAACGCCACCTTCGCAAAAGAGGTCTTTGACATACTTGATACAGGCGACAATAATAGATAACTCACGTGGGTGCAATGCCCACATAGTGACTAACAACATAGCTTGCAAGGTCAGACTTAGCGTGCTGACCGCTGAACGGCTCACGACCGATACCCCGCCCCTCGCAAAGGGCTTGCAAGCACTCAGATAAACAATAACACCACTAAACAAGAACACTACTATGAGTACAGAAAGAAAGAGCCAGCTGAGCAGAGTATTCTCGCTCGCTTGGCAGTTCGTCAAGCGCAACGGGTTTAGCCTCAGCGAAGCCCTCAAGACAGCGTGGGCAAACATCAAGCTACACGCAAAGATGCAGAAGGGTATCGTCAAGTTCTACTACCAAAAGGTAGACGGCAGTGTAAGAGAAGCCTACGGCACGCTGAAAGCTGACCTTTGCCCCGACACGAAGGACAGCGGGCGCAAGGCTAACCCCACCCTGCAGACCTACTTCGACACAGAGCGTCAAGAGTGGCGCTGCTTCAAGGTAGCAAACCTCATCCACTAACCCCGACAAAATATACAGCGATGACACAAAAGGATATCACCAAGTGGAAAAGCTACGATATGCCCGAGAGAGTGCTAACAGAAGAGGCGGTAAAGCAGATGAGTAACAACACCCTCTCTCTCGACAGAAGCATATCATGGCAATGCGTCAAGCGCATGGACCTTGCGTTTGCCCACCCAAACAGCATACTCGGGTTTATGCCTCACGACTACCCCAACCCCGAAGAGCGATACAGAATACGCAAGGCGAATTTAGACCTTTTAGACGCAGAGATAGCTAAGCGAAAAGAAGAAAACCGCTGGTACTAAACCTCATAGGGGTAGCCCTAACTCACACGAGCGGGCTACCCCACCCCTAAACAGATACAGCTATGTACATAGAAGAGAGAGCGTCCTACGACGAGGTGGACGAGAGCTATATCCAAGGCTTAGTAGACGAAATGGCGCACGCCTTCTTTGAAGAGGGCGAATACATAGAAGCGGTCATCAAGATAGACGACGACCCACGAGTAAACGGCACATCTGAGCTTATCGTGCTGTTTGAGTTGGACGGACAAGAGCTAACCGCCAGCTACAAGTACAAGACCTACAACAGCAAGGTCAAGGACTTCCCCGCCTTTGATGAGGCGGACATTAGCAAGACATTCAGATGGGCACAGCGCTACTACGACGAGTGCAACCCCAGTGACGACGGTGTAGCCGATACAGAGTATTGGCTGAATATGACTTACAGATAATCCCCCAGACTTATGAAACCCTTATCAGATAAAGCGATACTCAAGGTATCGTTATTCCTCACAGTAGTATCCTTCGTGTGCTTCGCTTGCGGTCTGCACTTTAACGACTTTGAGCGCATCGTGGTGCAGATCCTTGCACCGGTGGTAATGCCAACTATTATCAACGAGATGATAGGCATAACGGACGAGGGCGACTATTAGCCCTACCCATTGTAGAGATGGTTTTCTTTCATAGTGTTTTTTGTTTATAGGGGCAGGCGAACCCGTGAGGGCAAGGCTCCCCGCCAAAATTTGACACTCACGCCAGCAATTACGAGCAGGCGTACCCTCTACGGGTGGTCTCATCCCCGTAGGCTTTAGCTTTTTTCTATTTAACATACTGCAAGTATCCGCCCGTGAGGGCAGAGAAAGCGAATTGCACAGCGTGATTAGCCCGTGAGGGTCGGTCATGCTACAAAGTGAACAACATTTCCCACCACTAATTTTCAGCTACTATGTTACAGACATTCTTCACGGTCAAGCCCATAGCGTGGTTAGACCTACCCCCCACCTGCTTTGACCGCTATGGCGAGCGCCCCGTATCTGAGGCGAACATAGGACACGGCACACTATCTGTGCGTGCGGTCATCAAAGAGGTAAAGCGAGATAATGGCGTTGCGTTCGTTGCACGCTTTGACAGCTCTACTATCCTTATGGACTTCGCCACCATTGAGGGGGCAAAGAGCTACGTCTACGACCTCTACACCTCGCATATAGCATCTATCATCAGCCCAGTAGCCACAGCAATAGCCCCAGCCGTCAAGGCGGACGAAGCGGACTACACCGACATCACCAACGATTAAAGACAATGAGCACAGACGCTACAAAGACCCAGGCGATTTACCCCGCGCTAATTGAGGCGAACAAGAAGATCGGGGCTATAGCAAAGGGGAGTAAGAACGCACAGCAAGGCTTTATGTTTCGAGGTGTTGACGACGTGTACAATGAGCTTCACCCGGTGCTCGCAAGTTGCGGGATAGTAATTATCCCAGAGGTCGTGAACTACGATGTGTCGGAGAAGCAAGGTAGAAATGGTGTCCTTCTCTACACTCGAGCGACCATCCGCCACCACTTCACGGCAGAAGATGGATCGCACGTTACAACAACCGTGGTAGGCGAAGCGATGGACAGTGGGGATAAGGGGATGAACAAGGCGATGAGCATGGCGCTCAAATACTCCCTCCTCCAGCTCTTTACTATACCTACCAAAGAGGATAAAGACACAGACAATACCTCGCATGAGTTACTCCCACAGACGACACCACCAGCAATAAATGACACGGCGTACCAGAGCAAGGTAGATGATGCTGTTAACGAGCTCGCAAAGGCAAGCAGCTTAGATGAACTTGCGAACATCTTCCGAAGCCTCCCTAAGGAAATGCAGGATGACCGATCTGTAAAGGGCGAGGCGACGAGGCTAAAGGCGGTGTTCGCTCAAAAAACCGAAAAGAGATGAACGCCCTGGACTTGCACCGCTCGTCGGTGCGCTTCGATGAGCAAAGCCACACATACACCACCCCCGATGGGCTACAGCTTACAGGGGTGACGTCGATACTCAAGCAGGTTCTCTTCCCTGACAAGTACAAGGGTATTCCGGATGCGATACTCGCCAAGGCGGCTGAGCGTGGCACGGCCATCCACAATGAATGCGAGGATGTAAACCTCTTCGGGGCAGGCGCTCTCAACGAGAACTCCAGTGAGGAGGCACGCAACTACCACGAGCTACTCGCGAGCGAAGGCATCACGATGATTTACAGCGAATACCTCGTGACAGACGACGAGGTGGTAGCTACGATGATTGACTGCATCGACGACAAAGGCAACCTCTACGACATCAAAACTACAAGCCAGCTCGATATAGAGAGTCTTTCGTGGCAGTTGTCCTTCTGCGACTACCTCTTTACGAAGCAGAACATCTTCCTCGAGCGCCCCTCATCTAAGCTCTACGGCATCTGGCTACGAGGAAGTGTTTCCAAGCTGGTAGAAGTGGAGAGAAAGACAGATGCAGAAATCGAGGCGGTTCTGAAAGCCTATTCCAATGGAAAGGTGATAACACCTAATCCAATAGAATACAGCTCTCCAGAAGAGGCTGCACTTGCCAAGATTAGCGAGCAAGAAGAGGCGATCATCGAACTCAAGCAGATGCTCGACTACCACGAAGCGAAGAAGCAGGAAAGTCTCAACTTGCTCAAAGAGAAGATGGAGCGAGAGGGTATCAAGAAGCTCGAGACTCCCCGACTACTTGTGACGCTGGTTGCGGATAGTACCAGTAGCACCTTCGATAGTAAACGCTTCAAAGATGAACACCCAGACCTTGCCACGCAGTACCTCAAGCAGACGACAAGGAAAGGATACGTAAAAATTACCCTGCGATGAACTACGACCTCTCCCGTGAGCTCGACAGAATGCAATTCAAAGAAAGGTGCAACTTCCTCTACCGACAAGGCACTCTTGTCGAGCTCACCGAGAAGAGAGGCAAGCGCACCCTCAAGCAAAACAGCTATCTCCACCTTCTGCTATCCTACTTCGCTCTGCAATATGGAGAGCGAATGGAGTATATCAAACAGGACTTCTTCAAAAGGCACGTTAACCCCGACCTATTCCTCAGAGAGAAAGAAGGCAAGGGTATCGGACGCTACTACATACTGCGCTCCAGTGCTGAGCTGGACACGAAGGAGATGACCACCGCAATAGATCGCTTTCGTGACTGGGCTTCCAAAGAGGTAGGTATCTACTTACCCTCCCCTGAGGAACACGGGCTACTTGGCGAAATGGAGCGAGAGGTGGAGATGAACAAGCGCTGGATATAGAGACTATGCAGTATTCACTCCGCCCCTATCAGCAACAAGCCTCCGACTCTGCCGTCCGCTACCTCGAGAACAAGGCCGTGACCAAGGGCGCAGGGCTTATCGTCCTGCCGACAGGGTCGGGCAAGAGCTTAGTGATTGCTGACATCGTCAACCGCTTAGACGCTGACGTACTCATCCTCCAACCCTCCAAAGAGATCCTCGAGCAGAACTTTCAGAAGCTGGTATCCTACGGCTTCATCTTCTGCTCAATCTATTCCGCCAGCTGTGGGCAGAAGCGCATCAGTAAAGCCACATTCGCCACGATAGGTAGCGTGTACAAGAAGCCCGAAGCCTTCCGACACTTCGACTACGTGATAGTGGACGAGGCGCACCTTGTCAATGAAAGCCCCGACAGCATGTACATGCAGTTCTTCAAGGCGCTCGGAGGCGTGCGGTGCGTCGGGCTGACCGCCACCCCCTACCGCCTTTACAGCACCTCGGACGGGCAGGGCAACTTCGGCTCAATGCTTCGTTTCCTTACCCGCCTGCAGGGTCGCTTCTTCACCACGATACTCCACTCCACAGAGGTAGGCGAGCTTCTCCACGCTGGCTACCTCGCCAAGACGAACTACTACGCCGTAGACACGATACAGATAGACCGCCTCAAAGTCAATAGCACAGGGCAGGGCTACACCGACAAGAGCATACGAGACGAATATAGGCGCTCGGGCTTCTCGGGTAAGCTCGCCAACGTGGTAGAGCGCCTCCTCTACAACGCCCAGGTGCCACGCAGGGGCATCCTCGTCTTCACGCAGTTCATCGAGGAGAGCGAAGAGCTGATACAGCACTTCCCCAATATATCTGCGATAGTGACGGGCAAGACCCCGAAGGAGAAGCGTGAGCGCATCCTTGCGGACTTCAAGGCGGGCAAACTCAAGGTGGTAGCCAACGTAGGCACACTCACCACGGGCTTCGACTACCCCGAGCTTGACACGATTGTGGTAGCCCGCCCCACCCGCTCCCTCTCCCTATGGTATCAGATTGTCGGCAGAGCGATACGACCACACGCCAGCAAGCAGGCTTCGTGGGTGGTAGACCTCTGTGGCACGTACCGCCTCTTCGGCAAGGTAGAGGACTTAGAGATGGTAGACACCTCCCCCGACCACAGAGGGCTGTGGCAGATACGCTCCAACGGCAGACCTCTGACCAATGTACTTATCCCAGCGAACTAAATAGACGAATGAACATTGCAGACCTAACCACGGATGAGCGCAGAGTACACCAGCTCACCGCTATGAACAGAGCCAAGGAGGCTCTTGCAGAAGCACACAACACGCACCCCAGCAATTGGCTCACGGGGCGAGAGGCTTGTAAGCTTCTCGGAGTCTCAATGCCCACCCTCCTCAAGGGTCGGGCAATGGGCAAGTACCAATTCGTGCATTACAACCGCTCACGCTACTACTATGACAGACGCAGTCTCGAAGCAGTCCTTGGAGCAGATGGTGCTGGAGGCGATACGTGCGAGGCTTGACGAACTCCAGCGGGCGAAGAGAATACCCCTCATCGTCCGCAAAGAGGAGATACCCGAGGTGGTAGGCTTGCCCTTCCGAGAGGTTAGACCAGCGCTGGTCGCTCTCGTTAGTTCAGGGCAGATACGCTTCGGCAGGACTATCAGCAGTCAGTACTTCACACTCCCAGACCTATGAAGCTCACCAAGGACGAAGTCGCCCTACTTGACAAAGACCCGAAGGGCTTACTCGTCCGAGCTTACAGACAACACTTCCCCGAGATGAGCACCCGAGAGGTGGCAAAAAGAGTAGGGCTATCAAAGACACAAGTACACCGAATTTTGGCGGGCGATGGGACACCTGATGGGACACCCAATGGGACAGCCGATGGGACAGTAAAACCCGCTCCAGCAAAGGGCAAACTCGCAAAGCGTGGGACACCTGATGGGACACCCAATGGGACAGCCGATGGGACAAAACGCACCACCCTCACAACGCTCCTCAAGCCGATATTTGAGAGCTTCTTCAAGAGCAAGACGAATATGGACTTCATATGGAGCGCAAAGGAGATGAAGAGCCTAAAGGACTTCGGCGAGAAGCTCAGGGCTTCAATCAAAGCCAAGGACAACCCACACGACGACGAGCATATAGTGTCGGCACTCCCGATATTCCTCTCCAAGATAGATGACCCGTGGGTGCTATCTCACCTATCCCCCTCCATACTAAACAGCAAGTACAATGAACTCATATCACATATATCCCGACAGCGCACCCTTACCCGAGCAGAAGAGCGACAGCAAGCAGGCAATGCTCTTGAGGTACTCCGAGCTGGGGCTATGTCTGTGCGCCAGCGATGAGCCAGCCCCAACGCTCCCCCAGCTCTCCCGAGCGATGGATGAGGGGCTTGTCCGCTCTATCTGCCAACTCAAGAGAGACCCCGAGGCACGTGAGCTGATGGAGGCAGAGGTGACGCTGGTAGTCGTAGACCTTTGGCAGTGGTTCGGTGCGAACGACAGCAGCGTCCGACTCGCCCCCCAGCTCGTGAAGCAGATCATCAACACCTACCCCCACATGTACATAGACGACCTGCGCATCTTCGCAGAGAAGGCGAGAGCCTCCAGCTTCGGCAAGGTGTACGGCTCGTTCTCCCCCTCCACGATGATGGAGTGGCTTCGTACCTATTGGAACGACAGACAGCGAGCGATGGAGGAAGAGAGCTACGCCCAGCACCTATCTCGGAAAGAGGCGGGCAACTACTCCGCCAGCGCATCAGATAGATACTTCACCAACCTCGCTCACAAGATGACGAAATGAAGCGGACACCTACACAAGACGATATACAGCAGGCGATAGCCTCCAGCAAGCCCCTCCAGCGAAGCCTCGCAGGGATTATGGCTAAGGCGGTGGCAGATACCTTCGCCAAGCCCACGATGACGCAGAGCAAAGCCTACGCAATGTTCGGGCGTGCAAACGTAGAGCGGTGGTGCAAGCTCGGTCTCCTTGAAGCTCGCAGAGCAGAGAGCGGACGAGTAGCCTACTACACCGCAGAACTAATCAACGCACAAAACAAGAGCTTTTACTGATGGGAGACCGCTGGCATCCAATTACAGAAGAGGAAATAGACTACGCTGTCCAGATGGTGATAGAGGAGGGCATGAAGCCTGCACCCGCTGCGAGAAAGACCGAAGAACGCTTCCGCCTAAACTCTTGGAAGAGCATAGCAAACAAGATAACCAAGGATCTGCGGTACATAGAGTATGTGCAGGGGAAGCCCGAAAGCGCAACCACTATACCTATGTCGGTGCTGGAAGGCGTACGTGAGACCATAGCGAGCAACCCCACGCTCCCTATAATAGGTTGCATCCGAAAGTACATGGAGGAGACGGGCTGCCCTTTCAGCGAGGACGCTATCCGAAATAAGTACCGACGGGAGATACTTGACAAAGACCCTAACAGACCTAAGAAGATGAAGGTAGGCTGGGACTCCTCCGATTACACCCTCTTCTGGTCAATGGACGAGTGGATACGCAGGGGGCTAATCAAGGCAAAAGAATAGACACACTTAACACACATAAGATATGAATGAACTGAACGTAACGGGGCGAGTGCTCCAAATCCTCCCCCTCCAGCAAGGCACGTCCAAAGCAGGCAAGCCTTGGAAGTCCCTTGTGTTCGTCCTTGAGACGGGCGGGCAGTACCCAAGGAAGATCCCCATTAAGCTCTTCGGTGAGAGCGTAGACAAGTTCCCCCTGCAAGTCGGGCAAGAGGTGACAGCCTCGCTTGACCTTGACGGGCGAGAATGGGAAGGCAAGTGGTTCCCCGAGATTAAGGCGTGGAATATCGTCTACGCTGGCGCACAGACCGCCCCAGCCCCCACGGCTACGCCTCAGCCCGCCCCAACGGCACAGCCTGCACAACCCGCTACCCCAACAACCCCACAAGAGAGCAGTGAACTGCCATTCTAACGATGAACGCCACACTTATAGCTACCGCCCTCCTCGCCTTGTCCTGCGTGGTGATGGCCTACCTCCTATGGACGCTACACTCACGCCTGCGCCTTATTGAGCGTATGGATGCTACCCGCAAGCGAGAAGCACGAGATCTCTCCAAGATGCAGGGCGAGGTAGAACACTACTTCTCCTTCGTCAGCGAACAGCAACACAAGCTCCTCGAGATGCTTGGCAAGGTCAATGACGTCACCCTCAAGCTCGCAGAGAAGGTGCTTGCCAAGGGCGAGTACCAAGCCCCCACGGCAAAGCCCGCCACGCTGGAGCGTGTGCCACGACCACTGCGCACGAAGCCCGCAAAACAGCAACCCTATCAAGGTGGCGATCAACACCAAATCAATGATAGAGATAGGAAGCTTTTAACTGCTGGAGAAAATGAAAGATGAAAGTACTATCACTCTTTGACGGGATGAGCTGCGGGCAAATAGCCCTGCGAGAGCTGGGCGTGCCTATTGAGCGTTACTACGCCAGCGAGATTGACAAGCACGCTATCAAACAGACGCAGCTTAACTTCCACGAGACTATCCAGCTCGGAGACGTAGAGAAGTGGCGGGAGTGGGACATCGAGTGGTCGGATATAGACCTCCTTCTCGCTGGCTCTCCCTGCCAAGGCTTCAGCTTAGCTGGTAAAATGCTTGGTCACGATGACCCACGAAGTAGGCTTTATTGGGTGTTCCTCGACATCCTGCACCACGTGCAAAAGCTCAACCCCAACGTAAAGTACCTCCTTGAGAATGTACGAATGCGCCCAGCTGACGAGGCGAGGATAAACGAAAGCCTCGGAATTAGACCCGTTGTGATTAACTCCGCCCTTGTCTCCGCTCAGAATAGAGTGCGCTTATACTGGAGCGATATTCGGACGAAGAGCGAGGGGATATGGAGTGAGTTGCTCACAGATATTCCCCAGCCTACCGACCGAGGGATCTACATCGGGGACATCCTCGACGATGAAGTAGACGAGAAATACTATATGCGCAATCTCTCTCTCAACGAGGATGCTCTTGAAAGCATTGCCACTGCGCAGGGCGGGAAGGCGTCAGACGTAGTCAAGCTCGACAAGAAGCTAAAGCCAAAGGCTAATCAAGACAAGGCCTCTTGCCTAACAGCTGGAGGGCATAGCGGAGGAAATCACTCCGATATGGACATCTTGTATATAGGCATCTTTCAACGTGGGCGTGGATACTTAAAGTCGAGAGTTATCCCCGACAAATCGCCAACATTGACCTCCAATAGTTGGAGCTTTAATAATATGGCATGTGCCATGCGTGGGCGAGGGGACAATAACGAGCAACAGATCGAACTTCGGAAGGATAACAAGAGCAACAGCCTGACGAGCGTCACGAAGGATAATCTGCTAATTACTCCTGGCACTTGGCGAACGCACAAGGATGGTCAGGGCTTCCGCCCGACAGCTGGAGGCAAAAGCCCGTGCATCCCCGCAAGAGCGAGGAACGACGGCAGCGGACAGCCCGTAGCTAAAATAGGCTATATGATCCGCCGCCTCACCCCCACCGAGTGCGCACGCTTGCAGACTATCCCCGACTGGTACAAGTGGTGCTGTTCCGACACCCAAGCCTACAAGATGCTCGGCAACGGGTGGACGGTGGAGGTGATCAAACACATCTTATCACACATCATCAAATAGCAACGACAATGACATACAGACTTTACGACGCAGAGACGCTCAACCGCTACGCCAAGGACTGCCACGAGCGGGCAGTGGCTAAAGGCTTTTGGGATGAGCCACACTCCGTCGGGCATTCTCTGATGCTCGCTTTCGGGGAGCTCCACGAGGCTATCGAGGCTGATAGGCATGGTAAGTGGGCGAAGCTCGATCCCGACACAATAGACACACTTCAGCGGATAGAGGGTGCGCCCTACGCTCAAGAGTTCTTCCGTGAGGTCAAGGACACCGTGGAAGACGAGATTGCCGACGCAGTAATACGCCTTCTTGATCTGCTGGGGTGGATGCTCAAAGATCGTGCGCTTTCGGAGACGGAGGTAGAGACCGACTTAGGCGTATCTGCATTCTACATCGCAGGGGAAATGACACTTGCCGAAGCACTTTGGCCTATCCTTCAGGAGGCGTGCTGCCTTTGTGGTAAGTACGCTCACCGCTACGCCATTCTCTACGCCATCAAGTCTCTCGAGTTGCTCTGCGACCGCCTCGACATCGACCTGATGACGCACATCGAGCTGAAGACCAAGTACAACGAACTCCGCCCTGCCCTGCACGGCAAGAAATACTAACAGATATGGCGCAAGAAATACTGAAAGATAAAAGCAACAGGTGCGTCTATGCGACAATAGGTGCATCAAGCCATTCAGATGAGGATAGAGTGATAAACGACTACTACGCTACAGATCCAAACGCCCTGGAGCAGCTTCTCAAGTTCGAAGTATTCCACGAAAAAGTGTGGGAGCCAGCTTGCGGAGGGGGGCATCTAAGCTGTGTCCTCGAAGCTCACGGATACTCTGTTCGCAACAGCGACATCGTTGACAGAATGGGCGACGGAGGTGTTGAGCTACTCGACTTCATCGAAGGAGATACAGGGGTGTGGGAAGGCGACATCATCACCAACCCTCCATACTCATTCGCACAGGAGTTTGTCGAGAAGGCTCTCTCTACAGTCGTCGATGGGTCAAAGGTGGCGATGTTCCTAAAGCTTACTTTCCTGGAAGGGAAGAAGCGGAAGGAAATGTTCGCAAAGTATCCACCGAAGAGAGTGTATGTATTTAGCCACCGCGTCACCTGCGCGAAGGGTGGCGACTTCGCTTCTACGAAGAGTAGCGCAGTCGCTTATGCATGGTTTATCTGGGGAAAGGGGTATAGCATGGATACTATCGTTCGATGGATATAATAAATCAGAAAGACCAATGACAACGGACAACATAATCGACCTGCTCATCATCGACTGCGGTGTGCTATTTGTGTGGGCGCTCGCAGCGACGCTCACGCTGTTGCACGAACGCAGGGAGCGAGAGCCAAAGGCAACCACCGCCACCGCACCCGAAGCGGAGGACGTGACACCAACCGAGATACCCGAGAATGACAAGGACTGGGGCGTGCGCCATGACTATGTAGAGCGGATGCGCACAGAGATAGTCAAGCGCTTGGATGGTAGTCCAGTCTGCTACGTGCGCATCGAGAATGGTGTCAAGGGCGGGGCTCTCACCCACGGAGAGGCGCACGCACTACTCCTGCCATTCTTGCAGAAAGGCTACTACGCCTACCGAGAGCTAACGGGCTGGACAGGTGACAAGGTCACCCGCTTCCGAGTGACGAAGCTCCGAGACGCTGAGCCTACCGCTCTCGAGATCACCGAAGAGTTGCTAATCAAGAATGTACAGCTATGACCCAAGAACAAAAAGAACGGCTGAGAGCGTGGTGTTACAACCTGCTTGTCACCTATCGTATCGACTTCTTCCGAGGCAATGCCATTCAGAGAATGGTGGAATATGCACAATATAGAAGTCGGGGGAATGCTGGGGCGGTATGGCGGGCTTGCCGTGAAGCTAAATTCCTTGGCTTTGAGCCCGATCAGAAGGACTACACCGAGCTACTCAGAGAGCTACGGGAGATAGCGAAGGAAGTGCATCTAAGCGACACCGAACAGAGCGTCATTACCTACGTCTTCGGTGGCGAATGGAATGAGGCGGAAGAAGCCGTCGACAAGCTCAAGAGCGAACGCAACGAACAGAACTAACCACGAGTGTGCCCTGCTGGCGGTTTACCGCACGCGAGACCTTCACGCGCCTGGGACGGCAGGGTGCACTCTACAAACGCAATAGATATGTACGCAATATCAATAGTAGCAATGCTCGTGATAGCCTTCCTCGTAGGCCGTACTATAGGAGCAACAAGCAACAAGAAGAAGAGTAAGCCAGAGGACGAAGCCCCCGACATAGAGCAAAACGACCGAAAGTGGGAGATCAATGAGGAGCGCCTCAATAAGCTCAGAGCCGAGATCACCCAAGCGCTCAAAGAGAAGGGGGTGTACAGGTTTGACAGCAAAACAGACAAGGGGTATGAGGGTCTCTATCTCAACGATGGAGAGCTCTACGAACTACTGAAGCCTTTTCTCCGAAAGGGCTATTTCGTTAAAAGCCACACTGACAGGTTCATACACCTAAATAAATATTTCAAGGTATCAAAGCACAGAGGCAGTTACAGCGAAATATGGGGCGTCACAGAGGCGGATCTGGAGCATGTACTATAACACTAAACAACGCAACGAACTATGACACGCGAAGAAGTAAAAGCCCAGCTGGAGAAATGCCCGCTGGAGTGGACACGTGAGGCGCATCCACGCTACGGATATGAGTACCTCAAATCCGTGGTAAAGCGAGGCGAACTGCGCGCCGAGTACCGCATATTCTTTGACTACGAAAGAGATAAACTGATACGAGTAAGCCTATACCTAATAGCGATGGCTGACCGCTGTGAGGGTGGCGAGTGCGTCCTGCGCAAAGTCAACAACTTCCCGACATTGGAGGAGATAAAGGCTACGGCCGAAGCCCACCTCCTCGATCTCATCTGCCGACCGCTCGGCATTAACGACTAACCTCAATGAGCAGCACCACGAACTAAAGGAGTAAAATTCAAGGAGTAAAGGGGCGGAATAGGTTAACGAAACGCCCCTTTGCTTAACATATCCACACCAATAGGTTAACGAAAACGCAAATACTTAACAGATGGAACAGATATCGCTCGTACGAGCTTCGTACACCGACCGCAACGACAAGATGGTCACCGAGACCTACCTTGTGTGTGGCAATGGAGGGACTCAGGAAGCGAAAGAGCGTGTGACAAGCTACCTCAGCCTACTATCAAAAGGAGAGGTAGTGGCGGAGCACATAAGGGACATCTACGCATATTTAGACGAGAGCATCAGCAGTTGTGACGCAGGGGACAAGCTCTTCATCGTGGGGCTTGCTGATGCGATCAAAGGCAAGCGTATTGCATCGCAAGACGGGGGCTATGTAGAGACTTCCAGGGTGATCGTTCGGGCTCACAACGCTATTGAGGCTTGCAATAAAGTTGGAGATGATTGGCAGGTCCCCGTCTCCGTCACCCGCCTTCCATATATAGCAGACATAATCAGATAGTACAGACATGGGACAGAAACAGCCACGGATAAAATGGACGACGCTCCCAAGGGGCTTACAGATTGGCATAGACGAAGCCACTGGAGCTATCTTCTCGATGAGGGGTACACGCCTCACCATCGACTTCCATGGGGTGTTCTTAGACCGATACGGAAAGGCGGTAGCAGAGGCGTTCCTCGATGCACTGCACGCCACCCCCAAAGAGTAACTAACAACTAACTGAACAGCCTATGCGAAAAACTACCATCTCAAAGAAGCGTGGAGAGCCGAAGCCCGACCCGTACGACCTGTTCGTATTCCTTTGCCGAAGCTATCTCAAGGAGGAGTGCGTCCGTGAGCTTCGGTTTCACCCCGTGAGGAGGTGGCGCTTTGACTACGCCATCCCCTCCCATAAGATAGCCATCGAGGTAGAGGGTGGCGTGTGGAAACAGGGACGGCATACTCGCCCCAAGGGCTTCTTAGGGGACATGGAGAAGTACAACACCGCCACCGCTCTCGGCTGGCGTGTTCTCCGTGTCACGCCCGAGACCCTCACCACGGGGGCTACACTCGACCTCATCAAGCAGACCATCAGAACAACTCAGCAGACAAGCGAATGAATACCACCGAGAAGCTCACATTGTCGGAAGCGGTCAAGAGGGCATACTCCACCCTCCCCGACTACATGAACAAGTACCTCGCCCGTGACCTCGTCATCACGGGGGTAATCCTGCATACGCACCCCGAGTGCATAGAGATGAGAGCGCGACTGCCCCGCCACTTCGCAACGGATTTATCCCGAGAGCTACGGATGAACCGTACTCTGCTCTCACGCTCTATCCCTGCGCTCATCGTGCGCTACAATACCTGCCCCGAGGACAAGAGGGCGGTGGTGGGTATCCTGGATAGCCTCAGAGATAGCCCCTGAGCCCCGGGGTGAGACTTTAAGGGTTTCACTCACACTCCATACTCAGTGAAATTTAACGCATCGACAAGAAACACTAAGCATACAATAATACTATATATAATAGGCTATTTTCGTGTGGTGAAATTATTTTCACTGAAAATTTGGTGGTGTGAAAAACTTGCCTTACCTTTGTAGTGTGAGAGAGCAAGAGATGCAATCCACACGTAACGTAAAAGACAAAAGACAATGTTCAAGAAAATCAATGGTCGTGGTTTCGACGTAATCGAGGTAAGAGGGTTTGAGTTCACCATGGGTGGGCAATGGCGTGAGAATATGAGATGCCTGAGCCTGGGTGAAGTATCAAGAGAAGAGGGTATCTCTATCATCAAAGAAGCCCTCGAGACATTTGTGAGAGAACTGCCAGGTCGTGGTGAATGGCGTATTGAGGCGTTCGACAACCAAGACGTGTGCTATGAAGCCTGGCTGAAAGAAGAGGGCGACAAGACTTACAACGTGTGCATAGATGGCGAGGTCGTTGCCGTAGAAGACGCAACCCCTCTCAATGATCTAATCGTGAGCCTTATTGGCGAGTTAGCAGAAGAGTAAGAAATCGCCCGGGGGTGGCGGTGGTCAGCCCCGGGCTTTCAAAAGCACCAGTATAGACAACAGCAACAACATACAGCTATGAAGACCTACTACTACAACGTAAAGGGCGGTGTAACGCCAGCAGACCACGACATTAAGCACGCCGTCAATTGGTGTGATGGTGATAGCTTTGGCTACGACATCGCAAGCGCTCGCCTTGAGATTAGCAACCCAAAGGCTTACGACGACTACCTCACCGACATCAGCGGTCACTACGTAGAGGGCGTGGCAGACATCCACGAGGCACACGACTATCTGATAGACCTTGTCCAGGCTATGCTCGCAGAGCTTATGGCTAAGAGCTACGGACCAGCTATTGACCTCGGGGTGATGAGTGCAACTATCGATGAGCGCTATGCAGATGGCACGCTGGTCGTCTACTCGGCATACTACTACATCAGCGACGGCGACATCAGCGTGCATGTAGACGCCTACGGGCGAGCCGAGGGCAACGTAGTGAGTGCCGAAGCGCTGCGACAGATGGTTTGCGTCACGCCACCAGTGGACGAAAACTAACAACACGAGGGGGCGGGTAATCCTGCCCCCTTCGTCGTTTCAAAGAAAATAGTAACATATTGGATTTTAGGCATAAAACCAATTTCTCATTAACTAACTTTACATACACAAGATTAAGAGTATGAACTATTCAGATCGCATGAAAGCCTATATGGCTGAAAATGGCATCGACGCTAAGGGCGTCGTCTACCTCACTATCGCACGTGAGCCACTCGAGCGCATCATCTCGGGCGACAAGACGGTAGAGTTCAGAGACTTCTCGGACTTCTATGTGAAGAAGCTATTCGTCGTCTCAGATGGCGAGGTGGTAGACGCTAAGCCCTTTACGCATATCTTATTCCAGGCTGGATACTCAGCTACCGCACCACGTGCGCTGGTAGAAATCTCATCCATAAGGATTAAGACTCCTGATGACTCCGAGCCCCAGTCTGAGGTAGGCAAAACTATGTACGCAGAGGCTGAGGCTGAGGGGTTTGAGCAAGATGACGCCTGGATAGGTATTTCTATTGGCGCAGTATTATTCACAGAGTAGCAAAATAGCCAATCGATATGTGTAATTCGTCGTAAGTTTAATTCATTCAACCAAAACCAACTATGGCAAAAAACAAGAAGCGTCCAGACTCGTACAACCTTGAGATCGAGAGGTTGCATACAGCTCTAAGACCCAAGAGCTACACATCATCCGAAGCTCACAGGGTGTTGCGCCAGGACTACAACCAAAAGCAAGGGCGTTACAAGACTCGCTCGGGTCGTATCTATTCAAACGTAGGGGTGCCCAGCCGAATCAGAGCTTAGACTATGCGCCTCGCTATTGAGTGCATACGAAAGATAGCGTCCAGGTCGGACAAGGTGATACTATTCCACTCGGCAACGGGTAAGGATAGTATCGCCTTGCTCGATTTATGCTACCCCTACTTTAAAGAGATCGTGTGCGTCTACATGTACATGGTCGAGGGCTTAGAGCATATAGACAAGTACATCATTTGGGCGAAGCAGAAGTACCCCAAGGCTCGCTTTATCTCAGTCCCACACTACGCCCTCACCCAATACATCAAGGACGGTGCGTTCGGATGCGAGCAAGACCCCAAGCAGCGCATCAAGAGGCTCAGCGACATCACAGAGGACGTGCGGGCTATGACGGGCATAGATTGGGCTATCTACGGCTTCAAGCAGACGGACAGCCTCAACAGGTGCATCATGCTGCGTACCTACAAGGAGCAGATGATCAACGAGGCTACCCGCAAAGCCTACCCCCTCTCGCACTACACGAACAAGGACGTAGAGGCGTACATCAAGCACAAGAGGCTCATCCCCTCGCTCAAGTACGGCAAGGGGCAGAGCCAAGGCACTGACGTATCGAACATCCCGTTCCTTCTGTTCTGCCGAGATAAGTACCCGCAAGACCTCGAGCGAGTGATAGCACGCTTCCCCGAAGTAGAGAAGATACTATTTGACTACCTTAACTACGACCCCAAGTATGACCAAGGCGATTAAGCAAGCCCCAGCCCGTGAGGTGATGCGCTCGGCTATACACTTCGCCTCCTACAACCCCCGTAAGCTCTCAGAGGACGCACGCAAGCGACTCAAGGCAAACCTCAAGCGGATAGGCTTAGCGGGGGGTATCGTATGGAACGAAGAGACGGGCAACCTCGTGTCAGGGCATCAGAGGCTCTCCATCTTAGATGAGATACAACGCTACGACCCCGAGACGGGCGAAAACGACTACCCCATCAGAGTAGAGGTGCTACACCTCACGGACAAGGAAGAGAAGGAGCAGAATATCTTCATGAACTCTACCACCGCCCAGGGTGAGTTCGATAGCGACCTACTCGCAAAGATGCTCCCAGAGATTGACGTAGACCTCGCAGGTCTCGACAGCTCGGACATCAGCATCCTAATGGCTGAGACATCAGCGTTTGACATCACAGACTACCACCAAGCATCTACGCAGGGCTTCACGAGTGTATCTGCACCACTCACAGACGAAGAGCGACAAGCACGCAAGGAGCACGTCAAAGAGGTACGAGCGCAGACGGCAGGTAAGATGGAGGGCGAGTACTACGAGGGAGAAGCCTACGTGACACTCTCCTTTCAGAGCTACGCCAATAAGCTCTACTTTATGGAAATGCTCCAGCACGCTCTCCCCGATCAAGGCATCAACCCCTCGGACAAGTACCTCAAGGGCGAGGCAGTACACGAACTAATAGCAGGATAGGGATATGGCTAAGAAGGTAACGAAGAAGGAGGAGGAGAAGGAAGAGGCAAAGTCAAAAGGTGGCACTCGCACACGTCCGAAGGGTGCAGGTCGAAAGAAGCTCGAAGTACCCTCCCTTGACACTATCCGCCAGCTCGCAAAGACCACGTTAGGCAACAAGAGCAAGGTGGCTGAGGTGCTGGGCGTCTCCCGCTATTGCCTGCTTAAATGGGAGAAAGAGAACCCCGAGATAGGGAAAATCTTCCAAGAGCAGTGGGAAAAACGCCTGGACGTGTATCTCGACACTGCGCATCTCCTCGCTGTTGGACAGACGGGTACGGACGAGGATGGGAATAAGATCTACACCACACCTCCCGACCCCAATATGCTCCGCTTTATGATTGAGAAGCTCGGTAGGCAAGCAGGCTTCGGGCAGGAGGTGTCTGTGAATGTCACGGGAGAGATGAATGTGGGCGTGCCTATCTCTAAGTGGATAGCAGATAATACCGAGTAGTTATGCCCGTAGAGAGGGAGACTAATACCCCCGTACACTCCGTCTACCACCCGCTCTACACGAATAAGGATAAGTTCATTGTGCTTATCACGGGTGGGCGAGGCTCGGGGAAGAGCTTTGAGGTGGCTCGCTTCCTCGAGCGCCTCACGTTTGAGAAGAACCGCAAGATACTCTTCACACGCTACACGCTGGTATCAGCGAGTAAGTCTATCATCCCCGAGGTTGAGGATAAGATAGAGCGAGACGGCACGCAGGAGTACTTCAAGGTGACGAAAGACCGCATCATCAATAAGTACACGGGCAGTGAGCTTATGTTCATGGGTATTCTCGCCTCTTCGGGCAATCAGACGGCAAAGCTCAAGAGTATCCAGGGCGTGTCGGTGTTCGTGTGTGATGAGGCGGAGGAATGGCGAAGCGAAGAGGACTATGATAAGATGGTACTCTCCATCCGTACTAAGGGGGTGCAGAATATGGTCATCGTCGTGATGAACCCAGCCAGCACCTCCCACTTCGTCTATCAGAAGTACATCAAGGACACGCACCGCATAGAGGTGATAGATGGCGTTCCCGTGCAGATAAGCACGCACCCCAACGTGCTACACATCCACACGACCTACCTTGACAACTTAGAATACCTCTCTCGGGAGTTCGTGAGCGAGATTGAGGATATCAAGGCGAATAACCCCGAGAAGTACCAACGTATCGTCATCGGGAAGTGGTCAGAGATGAACGAGGGGGCTATCTTCAAGAGGTACTCCGTGGTGGACTCTGTGCCCCACTTCGTACAGCGTTGCGGGCTGGGGCTGGACTTCGGCTATACCAACGACCCCACCGCTGGTATCTTCTGTGGTGTGTATGGCAATACGCTCTACCTTGACGAGATATGCTACAACACCCACATGGGGAGCGGTGACATCATCAAAGCCCTACGGCAGTACTCCAGCTTTGACATCACGGCAGACTCTGCCGACCCCCGCCTCATTGACGAGCTGAGGGCAGGTGGCTTGCGGGTCTCTCCCGTGGTCAAGGGTGCAGGCAGTGTCATTGCTGGTATCAACAAGATGCTGGAGATGGACATCTGTATCACCGCACGGAGTAAGAACCTGCAATACGAGCTGGACAACTACTGCTGGGCTAAGGACAAGGACGGGCAGTACACGAACGAGCCGATAGACGCTAACAACCACCTCATAGACGCTACCCGCTACTACATACTACGCAACATCCTCGGCTGGTCAGGCACGCAGAGACGGAGCTATGAGGGCATATTTTAGACTATATGGAACAGACAGACAAGACGCTGGAGGCGAAGCTCTCCGCTATCCCTAAGGTGCGAGCCAAGTACAAGGAGGAGCGCATAGCCCAGCTCAGAGAGCAGTGGGAATACTCCCGCCACGAGGTGATGAGTGAGGCGCACCGCCCCGACGATAGGGTGATGGTCAAGGACGAAGAGGTGGACGTCAACGGCAGGCGCACTGGGGCGGTGTACGAAACGAAGAAGGTAAACCGCATCTCATCCTCGCTGGAGCAACTCATCGTAGAGATACACACCGCCTTTGCCGTGGGACTACCCCCCAACCTGCAAGCCGTAGCCAAGACGAAGGAGCAGGAATATATGCTTGACCTCATCCGTGAGACGGAGACGAAGAACAAGATACGCTTCATCAACCAACGTGCCGTGCGTGCCGTCCTCTCCGAGACGATTGTAGCCGAGTATTGGTGGGCGGTCAAAGACCCCGAGTTCTACGAGGATAAGGACTACGCACGTGGGGCAGACACACGCCTCCGCTGTGAGCTGTGGTCACCCTTCAATGGGGATAGGATCGTGCCTATCAAGGACACATACGGCGACCTCGTCTCCTTCTATCGCTTCTATTCAGTCAAGGTAGACGACAAGGAGGTGGAAAAGCTGATGGAGATTGACGCTACCCACGTCTACACCTACGAGAATGTGAAGGGTAAGGGCTGGACGCTCATCTCGCAGGAACTCCACGGCTTCGACAAGATCCCCGTTATCTACATGGAGATGAAGCACGCCCTCTGTGACCGCATACAGAGCAAGCGTAAGCGCATAGAGGAGCTGGAGAGCAACTATGCAGACTGCATCAACGACAACTTCTTCCCCAAGGTGCTGTTGCGTGGGGTGGTTCGTGGTATTCAGAGATCAGGCAAGACTCAGACCATCGAGATGAGTGGGGATGGTGCTGACGTGCGTTACCTCACGTGGGATCAGTCCACCAGCGCAGCGGAGGGCGAGCTTGCCCGCCTCGTGGATGACTGCTTCACGATGACGATGACTCCACGTATCAACCCCAAAGATCTCCAAGGGCTGGGGACTGCCCTCTCGGGTGTCGCCTTCAAGTATGTGTTCATGGGAGCGCACATTGCCGTCCGCAAGCATGAGGAGGTTATCGGTGAGTACCTCGCCCGCAGGTACAGCTTCCTCAAGCACGCTATCTCCCTGCAAGTGCCAGCGGTGAGGGCTGGAAGGTCGCTCCGCCTTGACCCCGTTCTCGTACCCTTCACCATTGAAGCAAGCACCGAAGAGACGAGCAAGGAGGGTGAGGAGGGCAAGCCCAGTGAGGGCAAAGCCACCCCAGCCAAGACCGAGGAAAAGGAATAGCAACCAACCCCTAACAACGATAGCCCCGTGGAGTACCCTCTCTGCGGGGCTTTTTTATGCCCAAAAACACAGAGATAGAGGAAATTAGTAACATATCTCTATTTCTACCTAAAACCAATATCAGGCTATCTATATTTGCATATATCTGATAGCTTAACGATATGAAAACTAAAATCTTACAACAGCTCAAACAGAGATACTCTAATCTCGGGGTGAGTGACAAGGCATTTGATGGGGTAGCCGAATTCTTATCAAAAACCATCACCGAGGAAGAACGTATCGCAGAGTCGGTGGCAGGCGCAGAGTCTTTCCTGAAGGCGTATCAGTCCGACGTGGATAAGGAGCGCACGAGCGCTTCCGCCCTCCGCAAGGAGCTTGAAGCCATCAAGAAGGAAACCCAGCCCAAGCCCACCGACCCTAAGCCAAGCGACAACCAGGGGAACGAACCCACCGAGCGAGAGAAGCAGATGATGCAACAGCTGGAAGCCCAGCAGAAGCAGATCGAACTCATCCTCGGTCAACGCTCCCACGAGGGTAAGCTGGCACAGATCACCGCCCTCCTCGGAGAAAAGAATATTCCCGAGTCCTTCTACACTATGGCTCTAAGCGGGCGCACCTTCGGAGAAGATACGAACGTAGGCGAGCTGGTAGCTAACATCGAGCAGGGCTACACGAAGTTCCAAGACGAGAGCGCCAATAATCGCTTCGGAGGTGCAGGAAAGCCCGAAGCAGGCGAGCCGTCTAACGATGACGTGATGGCTTCTATCGTGAAGCAGGTGAACGAAGGTACGGAGGCAATCCTTAACGAGAAGAAGTAAAAGAACATGGCAAAAATCAAGTATGACGAAAACGCGTACATGCCCGTCCACGAGCTGTACCGTGTAGAGACGGGCTACCGCCTCTCGGGAGGTTTCAACCTCGACGTCACGGGTCTCACGGCTGGCTCCGTAGTCCCTCCCCTTGCGCCTATCTCCGTCGACAAGGTCACCCGCAAGGCTACCCTGCTGAAGCGTGTGCGTGTAGTAGAGACTGGCTCTGGGAAGAAGGTCAAGGTCTCCAAGTACGCTAACCTTGCGAGCGGTATGTTCCTCTCCAACGGAACGGCAACGCTCACCATCGACAGCGTAGACACCTCTGCCGAGGAGTTTGATACCATCACGGCTAAGGCTGACGTGTCGGCATTCACCAAGGGTGCAGTCCTCTTCGAGGCTACCGCAGCTACGGGGAATACCGCCAAGGGCAGTGCCGACTACCTCACCTATGCACCCGTCAAGGTGGAAGAAGGGGCTACCCTCACCGCCCTCGGCCGTGCCTTTGAGGTAGATACGGACAAGCTCTATATCCCAGTCACGGAAGAGGACAAGAAAGCACTCACCTCCCGCTTCCTCTTCGTCTAAGCCAACCAACTAACCAAAACCGACAGATATGAATTTGACTATTGATAGTTTCCTCGGTCACGCTGGCTACGTCAAGTCGGTAGCAGACCGAGCGCTGGCTACGGAGCGCAACAAGATCATCCTCGGCAACTACATGAGCTTCGAGTACACCCCTGATCGAATCTTCAAGTCCGTATACGGGGCGACTACCGCAGTGCGCATGGGTTCGGTCATTGACCGCAACGCGGGCAAGGTGCTCCGTGGGCGTGCGCCTATGGGTAAGGCTACTCTCGAGGTAGCAGACATTGCCGACCGCTTCCAGATGGACAACGACCGACTGGAGAAGCTCAGTGATGTCATCAAGCAGGTGAACGCTGGGAAGCTGGAGTACGATGCGGTAGTAAATACCCTTGTAGACGACTTCCGTGAAGCCTCTATCGCTCCGTACAAGCGTGCGGAGAAGATCCTGTTTGACCTCATGTTCAACGGGAAGGCAGAGGTGACTATCGAAGACAACCCCAAGGGTGTGTCCATCCTCGATATGAACCTCCCCATCCTCACGGCAGAAGCCAAGGCGAGCGATAAGGATAACTTCGTCGAGTTCCTCGTAGATCTTCGCGAGAAGTACAGCCACATCAACTTCGGGTCGATAGAGATGAATTCGGCTACCTTCATTAGGTACTTCGCGAAGAACAAGGGTCTGGTGGATAGATACACCATCAACAGAGGGTCCTCGGAGGTTTCGTCTAACGGGATCGCCTCGCTCAACACGGTCAATACGATTTTGTCCGAGCTGGGGCTTCCTTCTATTCGCGTCGTTAGCAATATCGTAGAAGACCTTGGAGGTAAGACCTACCGCCTCTGCCCCGACGACAAGATTGTCTTCCTGCCCGAAGGCGAGATCGGTAAGATGCGCTTCTATGAGCCCTACGAGCTTAGAGACCCTGTTCCAACCAAGACGTACACCACCCTGGCTGGCAGCCACATGATCTCCACCCAGCGTACGGACGAAGGTCGCTTCATCGAGTACGCTTGTGCGTGGATCCCCGAGGTACGTCTGCCTAAGCATATCCTCTCCGTAGACCTCAAGGCTATTAAGTCGTAGACGATATGACCCCGCAGGAGTATATCCAAGAAAAGTACCGAGCTATGGGGGTGAGCCTCTCCGATGGCTATGTGTCCTCTCTACTCGTCGGCAAGGGGCTATCCCCGAGCGACGATACCTGCTTCTATGAAGCGGGGGGTGCGGAGCGTGTACACAGAGCCTTCGTAGAGAGCTTGCCCGAGTTCCTTCTGATGCCAAGCTCAGTGAGTGAGCTGGGGGTGTCTATCTCCCGAGCGTCTAAGGACGACATAGCTAAGTACTACCGCCTTGAGTGCCGACGCCTCGGGCTTCCCGATATGCTCTCCGAGCCTCCAAGAGTGCGCTTTCTATGATTTACGAGAACGGATATATACAAGCGATAGAGACCGAGCAAGGTAGCTTCGACGACAAGGGGAGACCCGTGTTTTCTGAGGCTGTCGAGTGCGAGCTTATCCCTTGTATGTTCCGCTCCTCGGTCAATGATAAGCGAGGAACGTACAAGGATGGCGGGCATTCCCGCTACGCCTACGAGGTACACCTTGAACCTGTATCAGTAACTGCGAAGCGTGCAAAGCTATACCGAGAGGATGGAAGTCTTATCGGTGAGTTCACGATACAGAGCTGGGAGTACGCCCGTATCCTCAACTTCACCCAGATCATCTTAGGCTGATGGAGTTACGGGAGTTCCTCGCAGAGGTGCGCAAGGAGGCTATCACCGAGATCATCGATGATGTACGCTTCATCGCCAAGGGGTGCTATGAGGAAGCTATCCGACGCAAGCAGTATGCGGATAAGTCGGGTGCTCTCTCAGCCTCCATAGGATGGGCAGTGTGCTACGATGGCAAGGTGGTGCATTCGGGCGGGTTTACGGGAAACGGAAGGAAAGCAAGCGCAGGGCAGTCCGCAGGTCGTGATGCGGTGCAGGAGCTGGCAAGAGGGAGTAAGGGCATACGCCTTATCATCGTCGCTGGCGCTCCCTATGCAACGCAGGTTGAAGCAAGAGGCTTTGACGTGACGACATCGGGCGAACTCTTAGCGGAGGAGATGGTGCAATGGTGGCTGAATAATGCGTAAGACGGGATTAGCAATAGAGGAGTATATCCACGGGCTTCTCAAAGGGAGAGTAGTGGTTAGTGGTGGTGTGTACAGAAATGGCACACGACCCTTTGATAGCGATGTGGAGGATGTCGTAGTGTCCTTCCTTGCGGGGAGGGATAGCTTAGACGGCTTCTCGCAGAGCGGTGTCGTCAATGTGAACGCCTATGTTCCTATGCGCAATTTCGGGGGGCCCTTATTAGTCAAGGACGTTAAAAGGTGCGAAGAGCTGGAGGAAGCTATCTCACAGCTCGTAGATGCACACCGCACGGGGGACTTTCTCCTTGTTCTTGACGGGACTCCCACCACCTTCTCCGAAGAGGGCTTTAGCGTGGTGAACGTACGAGTCAAATACAAGTATAACAAACTAACAGAGTAACAGATATGCCATATCAGGATACTAATAACACCGCCTGGGGTAAGGTGGAAGTCCAGGTGGGAGCAGTGAACGCCACGGACGGGAGCAAGATGCCCACCGCAGGGATGAACCTTATTGGCTTCGTCAAGGAGGGCTCGCTGAGCATTGAGCAGGAGGAAGGCGACAAGAAGGAGTGGAAGGCTGTAGGCGGTGAGATCGTAGACACCCTCACCAACGCCTCTACCCTCCGTGTCAAGTTCCACGTGAAGAACCTCAACAAGAGCGTGATGGAGAAGGTGTTCAACGTCACCGAAAGCACCAACACGCTTGAGGTGAACAGCCTTGTCTCCTCAAAGGAGTTCGCGCTGGCCATCATCCCCGAGACGCAGGGTGCTGAGGTCTTCAAGGCTCCACGTGTCAAGCTCACGGGCGTTATCGTCCTTAGCGAGGATGCGGGCTACGGGATTGACGTCACGGCTACGATCCTCAGGGCGAAGGTGAACAGCCCCCTCTTCTATCTTGAAAAGAAGGCGTAGTGATGAAGCTCCCTTTCTTCAAGAAGAAGGCAGAACAGATGGTATCGGATACGCTCCTTTCGGGGGGCGTGTCCGTCGCCATCGGCTCTACCGAATATAAGGTCTACCCTCCTACGCTGGCTACGTGGGTAGAGGTGTCGGCTCTCATTGCGCAGGTCACGGACGTAGAGGAGCGAGAGATGACACTCTACGACCTTATCGCCATGGGCGGTGACGCAGAGACCTACGCACATATCCTCGCCACGTTAATTGCGGGCGTGAAGCGAGACAACGAAGCGGAGCGACGCAAGACCGCAGAAACACTCCTCTATACCGCCACTATCTCCGACCTCGCTACGGCTCTATTCACCGTGCTTGAGACAATGAACATCGGGGAGCTTTTTATGCTTACCACTTCCCTCAAGAAGACAATGATAACGAAGCCAACGAAGGAGGTGGGGAACGAAACGACAGCCCTTGGGCACGAATAGGCAGTTTCGCCAAGTACTATCATCTGAGCTTTGACTACGTCCTCTACGAGCTCAGCTATACGAACTTCCTTCTATACTCTAAGGCTATCCCCAGCTACAAGCCCAAGGACGAGGGGAAGAAAAAGACGACGAGCCGTGGTATGTCCTTCGGGGACTTCACCTCGGCACTCAAGAAAATAGCGCAATAAATGGCACACAAGACGTTCTCTGTCACCCTTGACCCTACGGAGTTCATCAAAGGCACGAAGAGCTTAGAAGAGAGCTTTGACCGCCTCCAGCAGAAGCTCCAAGGGACATCAATGAAGCTACCCAGCTACAGCGCCCCCATCAGCGAGGCGAGGGGCGAGGTAGACCTGCTCAGTAGCTCCTTCCAGCGCGCTGCAGGTCTCGCAGCGGGTATCTTCGCTGTGAGTGGTGTGCAGGACTTTGTGAGCAAGCTGTACAGCGTGAGAGGGGAGTTCCAGCAGTTGGAGATCTCCTTTAAGACGATGCTCGGCAGTGGGGAGCAAGCCAACGAGCTCCTCGCCCAGCTGGCACAGACCGCAGCGTCTACGCCCTTTGACTTGCAGGGCATCGCATCCAGCGCAAAGAATATGCTTGCCTATGGCTTCGCAGCCGATCAGGTGAACGAGACGATTGTGCGACTGGGGAACGTGGCAGCAGGTCTATCTCAGCCCCTGGGGGATATTGTCTACCTCTATGGGTCGCTCCGTGCTTCGGGGCGTGTCACGAACATAGACATCCGTCAGTTCGCCAACCGAGGCATCCCCATCTATGAGGAGCTGGCGAAGGTGTTAGGCAAGAGCGTGAGCGAGATCAACAGCCTTGTATCGGCTGGCAAGGTGGGCTTCTCCGACATTGAGCAGGCGTTCCAGAACATGACCAACAAGGGCGGGAAGTTCTATAACCTCATGCAGGCGCAGAGCGAGAGCCTCACGGGGCAGATCTCCAACTTGCAGGACAACATTGATATGATGTTCAACGAGCTGGGGAAGGCTTCTGAGGGCGTCCTGTCGTCGGGCGTGAAGGCTGTTGCCTACCTCGTGGAGAACTACGAGAAGATAGGCAAGGTCATTGCGGGTCTCATCGTGACCTACGGTGTATACCGCACGGCCGTGATTACGAATATCGCCCTTACGAAGGGGTGGGCAGTTGCCACGAGGGTGGACGCTATCGCCAAGGGTATACAGACGCTCGCCACGAACGCAGCGACGCTCTCCACCAACCGCCTAACCGCCGCTATGCTCGCCAACCCCTACGGGGCTATTGCGGTAGCTCTCACGGCAGTGATAGCGGCTATGTGGGCGTTCAGCGACTCCACGACCGCAGCCGAACGGGCGCAGAAGGACTTCAACGAAGAGAAGAAGCGAGCCGAGGAGCAGGAGCAGAAGCATAAGGAAGCCGTAGAGGCTCTCCTGAACGTGGTGCGTGACGAAGCTTCTGCCACGGCAGACCGACAGAGTGCGCTGGAGCAGTTGCAGAAGTACTACCCTCAGATCTTTGACAAGTACGACACCGAGACGCTCAAGCTCCAGGACATCGCCAAGCTCAAGCGTGAGATTGCCGAGTACGACGGCAAGGCGAAGGTGGACAAGGCTAAGGACGAGCTGAGCAAGGCGCAGGAAGAAGTGGAGAAGGCGAAGAAGGCGCTGAAGGACGCAGACGGCGAGTTGGCTGGCGGTATGGTTTCGGGAACTGCTCACGCCTATAAACTTTACAAGGCAGTAGAACGCCTTGAATACACACAGAAGCAACTCGCTCTCAAGAAAAAGGAGTACGGCAAGCTGAGCGACAGCCAACTCTTCAACGCCAAGGGTCTATCCGAACTCACCGACAGCCAGCTCTCCGCTATGCTTATCAACATACAGAAGGCAAAGAGAGCCGTCAAGCAGGGGAGGGAGATGTACCTAACTGGCTCTATCATCAAGGACGCATACGATGAGAAGGGCTGGGAGAACCTCGCCAACCAAATCAAGCGTGAGCAGGAAGCCCGCAAGAAGCCCATCAAGTCCTACAAGGACGCTGTCACCGACCTAAAGAAGGAGGAAGAGAAGGCGAACAAGGAGCTGAAGGCATTCAACACCCTCACCGCTCAACAGCTCAAGCGCAAGAAGGAGGAAGCCGTCAAGAACGGCAACTACAACTGGAACCCCGACGAGGAGCGCAAGCGTCTCAAGGAGGAGTACGACCTCAAGAAGAAAGCCCGTGAGGAGTACGAGAAGGGCGCAGGCGAGACGAACAAGAAGGGCGGGAGCCGTAAGCGCTCCACAGCCGAGAGCGAAGCCCACACCAAGGCACGACAAGCCGAAGAGCGCAGACTGCAAGAGGAACAGCGCACCCGTGAGCTGGCACGCTCCCGCAGAGATGCTGAACTCAACCTTGAAGCCGAGCGTATAGCCCTTATGCAGAATGGCTTTGCCAAGGAGATGGCAGAGTTACAGCTCCAGCACAAGCGCAAGATGTCCGCCTTTGACGACCAAGTGCAGGAGCGCCTTGCCAAGGTGCGTGACGCTGAGAAGCTGGAATGGGAAGCTACCCACGACAGCAAGAAAGAGGTCTACAAGCAGCGCAAGCTCACCGAAGCCGATCTAAGCGACACAGACCTCAATCAGATCCTCGCAGGGCGTGAGCTGGCTGACCAAGCTCTCGCAGAGGGGCAAGAGAAGATCATCAAGGAGCTACGAGATAAGTACCTCTCCTACGAAGAGCGCAAGACGGAGATCAAGAAGCGCTACGAGGCAGAGCGCAAGATCATTGACGATACCTCGCTCCTCCTCGCAGAGCAGAAGTCCTCCGCCCTCGTAGAGCTGGCGAAGAAGGAGGCAGACGAGCTCAAGGCGATAGATAACGAGCGCTACGAACACACCCAGCGCACGAACCAGATCTTTGTAGAGCTCTTCGCACAGCAGGGAGAGCGCACGGTGGCGCAGATGCGCAGTACCATTGCCACCGCCCGTGAGATGCTGGACTACCTCGCCAGCACGCCAGCCGACCAGCTGGAAGGGCGCTTTGGTATGAGTGCGGACGAACTCGCCTCCATACAGAACTCCCCCGAGAAGCTCAAGGCTATCACGGACGCTCTGAGGGGCTTGCGTGACGAGCTGGGCAACGCCTCTCCGTGGCAGTCGTTCATCTCCTCTATGGAGGACGCACTGAGCCGTGGTAAGAGCGCACTCAGCGACTACAAGAAAGCCCGCAGGGAAGCCACCTCAGCGACCACCGAAGAGGAACGAGCCAGCGCACAGAGGAAGGCGGATATTGCCTTTAGCCGTGTCGGTCTCTCGGTGACGAAGATTGGCAAGAGCGTGAAGGACGCTACGCCCCTTGTGCAGGATCTGGGGAAGTCCTTCGGGGCTATCTTCGGCAACAGCGCTATGGAGGACGCAGTGGAGGGCCTCACGCAAGCCCTCTCCGACCTCGGTGGCGTAGCTTCGGGCATCGGCTCTATCATCAGCGGTGACGTGCTGGGTGGCATTACCTCTATCGTGGGCGTTATAGGCAACCTCGTGAGCCGTGCGCAGAAGGTAGAGCGTGAGGTGCTGGAGAAGCGCAGGAAAGCCCTTGAGGCGCTCACACGCACGCAAGAAGAGTACAACGCTGCCCTCCTCAAGGCTAACCTACTCTACGAAAAGGGCTCTACAATCTTCGGGGATGACGTGTACAAGCGTGCTACCAACTCTATCAGCGTGGCACGCCAAGCGATGGAGCAGTTCCGTAAGTCCGTAGCATTCTCCGACAAGGAGTTAGAAGGTGATGGCGTTCTGGACTTCCTCGGTATTGGAGGTAAGCCAGAAGACTTCCCCAAGCATCTGCGTAGAGCTATGGAGGAGATTCGCAAGCAGTACAAGAACAAGCTCCTCCCCACGCTCAAGGGTGAGTTCGCCAAGCTGCAGAATATCTCCGTCAAGACGGGGAGCCACAAGGAGGGTATATTGTGGGCGAGACATAGCGTAGACGACTACACCACCCTCGGCAAGCTCTACCCCAACCTCATAGACAAGAGTGGTAAGCTCAACGTCGCACTCGCAGAGTCTATCCTCAAGACGCACGAGTTCAGAGAAGGGGGTAAGGAGGCGCTGGAGAATATGCTCGCCCTCTACAAGCAGAACGAGGAGGCTATCAAGACGATGAACGACTACCTGCACGGGCTGTTCGGCTCGCTGGGTAACGCTATCACAGACTCGCTGGTGACCGCCTTCCGCACGGGTGAGGACGCTACACGAGCCTTCACCTCCAACATTGGCGATATGCTTAACAACTTCGCCAAGCAGATAGCCTACTCTTCGTTCCTTGCGCCTCTTATGGAGAAGGCACAGAAGGAGGTGGCGGATGCTATGCGCCTCACGGGTGGAGATAATCAGATGGAAGCTATGCTTCGGGCTATGTCTTCGCTGGTGGACGGGGTGAAGACGCAGATACCTGCCTTCAACGAGTACCTCAAGAAGACCGAGGAGATGGTGCAGGCTCACGGCTTTGACCTCGGAGGCAAGAACAGCGACACCCGCAGTGCTACGGCTAAGGGCATTGCCCAAGCCTCGCAGGATAGCATTGACGTGCTGACGGGCTTGTGGCATACGAACGTGCTACTCTCTGAGCGCACAGCCAACGCCACGGAGCGAATGGTGGCTGTCCTTGAGGCGCAGGGCGTGCGCAGACTTCCCTCAGCGCAGGATATGGGGCTTGACCAATTCGGCACGGCCGTAGGGCGTATGTATGCTGAACTGCAAGCTATCAAGCGCAATACGAAGGTGACGGCAGACGCTGTGGAGGCCTCCCGCTTCATCCTCGCACAGATGGATAGTAACGGCATCAAGATCAAGCGATGAACGCAGTAATAGTACTTGAGGTAGGTAGTAGGAACACCATCCTCGGAGAGGACGCTATCAAGAACCTCTTCGCCCTCCCCACGATGACGGAACCCCCGTCGGTGGATTGGGCAGAAGAGGATGGCGTGGAGATAGACGAGATCACCGCCACGCAGGTGGAGGAGCAGAAGGTGGCTATCCCTATGTACTCACGTGGGACGAACGTCTTCCCCGACCTCCTTAATAATAGGACGATACGCCTCTCCGCTGGGGGTGTTCAGTTCGGAGACTTCCGCCCCGTGAGCGTGGAGAACGTGCAGAAGTGGGCGGGGGGCTGGTCTGCCGTGCTGGTCTGCTCACGAAGCGAGAAGCCCGCACCTACCGACAACGTGCGCTGGGAGAATGGGCTGACTATCCTTGCCGATGTGACGAGTGCGCCTATATGGGTAAGCCCCGAGAACAAGAGCATTGCGAGCGTGGAGGACGAGACGGGGCGGTACTACTTCGCTGGCTCACGGCCATACAAGGCGAAGTACTCCCTTGAAGTGCCCGTACTCATCAAAGCCCCCACCCTGCCCGACCTATGGGACGCACGCAATAAGCTCCTCTCTCGACTTACGGCACGTGGGCTGAGGGCGATACCACGCTTTGACGGAGATACGCTACCCGTAAGCGGTGTGTACAGCTCCTCTACGAGCCGAGATGTGAGCGCTGATGATGACGGCTACCGCTGGACGATTGACATAACATTTACCATAACCAAACTATGATCACATTGTACGTAAACGGCAAGGCTACGCCCTTCCCGATAAGCTCGGAGAGCTACCACGAAGCCAAGGTAGGCGCAGTGTCTACGCTCGTGGTAGAGACGACGTCGGATAAGGCTATTGCCTTCCCTCTTGGCACGTATTGCACGTGGCGGGGCGAGAAGTTCGCCCTATACACTCCTGCCGAGGTGGTGAAGGTGTCCGAGCGAGAGTACCGCTATACGCTCACGCTCAGCGGGGAGGGGCAACAGCTCGCACTATCCAAGTTCAAGTTCATCGTAGCCAACCCCGAGGACGTGCGCCTATCGTTCACGCTCACGGGCAAGCCCCGCTTCTTCCTTGAGCAGATACTACGTAGTCTGCCAGCGGGCTTCTCTATCGGTGCGTGCTTAGAGGCGGAGGCGCAGGCTATTTCCTTCAAGCACGAAGACTGCCTCAGTGCGCTCTCCCGAGTAGCCGAAGCCTTCAAGACGGAGTGGCACATCACGGGCAAGACGCTTAACCTCGGCAAGGTGGTAGGCGACAAGGCTAATTCCGTCACGCTATCCTACGGCAAGGGTAAGGGCTTGCTCTCGGGGCTGACCGCCTCCAACGACAGCGAGACGTCGCCAGTAGGCAAGCTCTTCATCCAGGGGACAGAGCGCAACATTGATCCGTCTAAGTACGGAGCTAAGAGCCTGCACCTACCCAAGGGGCGCACCCTCGCCTATGAGGGGCGTACGTACGTTGTGAGTGCCGACGGGCAGAGCCTCAGCGTGAGCGGGCTAAGCACAAACGGACGCAAGGAGGATAGCTTTGACGGGACGAACATCTACCCCCAGCGTGTAGGAGTGGTTAGCTCGGTGGTAGTCACTCCTAACGGAAACTACGACATCGTGGACAAGGACAACCCCGTGGACTACTCGCAGTACCGCATCGCTGGGGAGAAGGCGACTATCACCTTCCAAACGGGACGGCTTGCAGGGCGCACCTTTGACATCGCCCAAGATAAGGACGGGATGAAGTACAACCACGCCACAAAGCGCTTCCAGCTGGTGAGCGTAGAGGAGGACGGGATGAAGCTCCCCGAGCCGAAGGTGTTCTACCCAGCCGTGGGCGATAAGTACGCTGTGTTCGGTGTGCGCCTACCCGACGAGTACATCACGAAGGCGGAGACGGAGCTTCTGGGCGCTTCGGTGCACTACTTCCACGAAGCGCTGCAACCCAAGGTGACGTATAAGGCGGAGCTGGATGGACTCTACGCACAGAAGAATTGGGGCGCACTCGCCCCTAAGCTCGCTATCGGTGCGTATGTCCGCCTTGTGGACACGAGCCTTGACATTGACGACCACGTGCGCATCACGGCTATCCGTACGAAGCTCTCCCAGCAGTACAAGCCACAGATAACGCTCTCCAACGAGGTACAAGCCCCCAGCCTTGCCGTCTCTCTCGGTACTCTTGAAGCAGATGGCGTACAACAGAAGGAGGAGGTGCAGGCGGTGCGCAGAGAGGTAGCACGCTCCTACCAGCAGGCTATGAGCCTCGCTGATGGTATTGCCGACGAGGTGAGAGCGGGCTTTAGCGACAGCATTAGCCCCATCACCGCCCGAACGATGCAGTTAATGGTGGGGGATAAGTCGTTGCAGTTCGTCTTCGTGGCTTCCCCCACGGCTACGGGCTCCGTAACGCACAACGTCACGTGGGACGAGAGCAGGGGTATCCTGCACGCAGATAGGGGTTACCTACGCCACATGACGCTCGGTATCAATACGCTCAGCTCAGAGCATAAGCCCAGCGAGTACAAGACGTGGGCGCTCCCCGCCTACGACTACGCAGTGCGCACCGACCAAAAGACTATCCACCTCTACGCCAAGGTGGAGCGCAACGGGGCAAACGGGGTATTCTTCGCTACGGACACGGCTAAAACGATGGAAGCGGAGGCGGGGTACTACTACCTCTACCTCGGTATGCTCAGCCCAGCTCCTAACAGAGCCTTCACGCCTCTCTACGGCTTCACGGAGGTACTGCCCAGCCAAATACGCACGGAGCGCATCGCATCAGCCGACGGAAGCACATCCATTAACCTAAATACGGGAGAAATCGTGAGTGACAAGATTAAGTTCGTCCACCCTGACGGGGCGACGAAGTCCTACCCCTCGGACTATCTTCACGAGGCTATCCACGAGGGTACTACGGATATTCAGGGCGGTGTGGTGCTGAGTACGCTCGTCGGGGCTAAGGACACGAGCGGTAAGATACGCTCCTACATCAGCGGTAAGGCTGGAGCGCCTGCCCTCGCAGCTGGCGTCAAGGGCTTAGAGGATGGCAACGAGACGTACCAGACGGCTATCCACCACGACGGGAGCGCAGACTTCGGGTACTTCCATATTCGCCACCCGCAGGGGCAAGGCGCAGCGGGGTCACACCTCTACCTGGAGAACTACCGCTACCGAGATAGCCCCGACATTGAGAACCCCTACGCTGTGAAGATTGGCGACACGCACCCCGACCTCAAGGTGATAAGCCGAGGGAAGCTGACGGAAGACGTGGTCGTCGATCTCCCAGAGGTTAAACTGACGGGGCTATATGGGAGCGACATCCTATATCACAGAGCGCCAAACGCCAAGGAAGTAGAGGTTATCATCCAGCCACAAGACCTCGGGAGATACGTCACAGCCTCGTCAAAGGTTGACGTTAGGCTCACGTTCATCGGTCGTGTGCATTATGGCAATACTGAGAGGGGCTTTCTTGCGGTGAGTGCGTCGCCTTACCCAAGCTATCCTGCCTACTCCCCAGAGGTGCGTCTATCTCCAGCTGGTGGCTCATATTCATTCTCGGGCAACGTCAACCCCGACGGCACGCTGTCCTTCTACCTCATCTTCCGTGGGGACTATGTGGATAGGGAAAGCCAGCTGAATGTGCGTGCGGACATCCGTGTGACCTCGGATAGCCGACGTGATAGAGGCACGTACCTCACGCAGTCGGGCTTCCTCGTCTTCCACAACGCAGAGTACTACATCAACGCAGACCGCTCACGCCTGCCCTACGTAGACGCAGTGAGTGGGGCTATCCGCAACGCAGGGAACGTGATGCTGGAGGTTGCAGGGGGCTTGCGTGTGAAGGGCGCTATGGATACCTCGGGCATCCTCCTCGGTGGGCGTGTGAGCGCTGGCAACGTGAGCTTCGAGCATAAGTGGGGAGCGCGCTCCGACCGTATGAGCATCCGAAGGAAGGAGACAGGCATCTATGTAGTCACCCACGACCTCGGACACACACGCTACTCGGTGATATGTATGGACGCTGGCAACGGGCGACATAATGCAAAGGCGGGGAAGATCACGGCTAACTCGTTCGAAATATACACGAAGTACGACAATACGCTGTATAGCGATATTGACTTTACGCTCCTCGTATTTGGAGACAACTACTAACCAACAAACCATAACCAACCAAAAACAAAGACTATGAGTATTATCGACTTCTTCGACCCTGACGCATTTTCCAAGACGGAGATAACGCACGCAGCGGTAATCGGGATCTTCTGCTATGCGAGTGTGACTATCGCCCGCTTCCTTGACCTTGCGTCCGCGCTTATGCGAGACAAACGCTTTGACGAAAAGCAGGCTCGCATCATCGTAAGCGAGGGAAAGCTGGAGGGAGACCCAAAGAAGTTAGCCAAGAAGTTCGGGAACGGAGCGTCAAGCAAGGGCTACACTTCATTCGTTATCAGACTTTCGCTGTACTACATCTGTGTAGCTCTTGCAGGCATTGCCGATGGGATACTTCTTATGTCTGACGCGTGGTCATACGCTCACATGAACGAGCTCCCATACATATCAATGTTGGTGACGCTACTTATAGTACATACGGAGTTCACGAGTATTTGGGAGAATAGCCCCAAGAACGTGACACAGAGTATGGAGAAGAGTATGCGACGCTTCGTGAAGGGGGCTAATGCAATACGCAACAAGGACGTCGAAGAGATCCGAGAGATCTTTGTCGAGCGAGTAAAGAGAGAAGAAGGAGAAGAGTAATACCAATACGACTATGAGCAAGTACTTTTCATTGTCCGAGATGACGCATAGCCCCACGGCTATCTCTCGGGGCATCCCCAACGACCCCAACAAGGATCAGATCATGCACCTCAATATGCTCATGGAGTATCTTGACGGCATCCGTGAAGAACTGGGGCATCCTATCATTGTCACCTCGGGCTTCCGCTCGGGCGGGGATAAGGGGCTTAATGCTGCCGTAGGTGGCAAGCCCGAAAGCCAGCATACCATGGGGCAGGCTGCAGACATCGTACCATACGACCGCAAGCTATTGAAGAAGCTACTCCATATCATTTGGGATCGTGGGGGCTTCGACCAGCTTATATGGGAGCACCCCAAGGGGCGTAGCGAGTGGATACACGTATCCATTGCAGGGAAAAACAAGCAGCCACGAGGGCAGGTGCTGGAGTATGATGGGAAGAGATATACGACGATGAAGAAACCTATTAACCCCAATACACTATGAGCATATTCGGAAGAGCAGAATCAGGAACGAAGGGGACATTACAGCTTGTTCAGCGAGGTACGGACAAGAGGATACCCGTGGAGCTTGTAAAACAGCCCTCGGGCGAAGTCCTCGACCCTGCGGAGCTGGAAGGACTGCACGTGATGGTATCGAGTGAGAGCGGAGGAGGGATAGCCACTATACCCTACTCCGTAGAAGACGGCAAGCTGGTGGTGGAGGTGACGGCAGACATCTCCCGACAGCTGGGCTTAGGCATCTATACGATGACCGCCTCTGGGCGCATCCCCGATCCCGCCTACGCTGACGGCTACCACGACTACGAGATAGTAGTACCCATCTGCAAGGTCACGAAGTACGGTAGCAACGAGACGCCCGTCAAAGTGCAGGCTAACGTGCTGGCGGGGCTGAAAGGCGACACTGGGCTATCCGCCTATGAGCTGGCCGTGAAGCATGGCTACCAAGGCACAGAGGAGCAGTTCTCCAAGGACATCATCCCGAAGTCGAACTACGAGCGAGCAAAGGAGCTAAAGGGCTTCCAAGGAACGGAGGAGAAATACCTCGATAGCCTACACGGAGCGCCAGGGGAAAGTATCTACGATATAGCCGTTCGCAGAGGCTTTGTCGGATCGGAACAGGAGTACCTCGAAAGCAAAAATGGCAAGGATGGTAAGTCCGCCTATCAGTTATATCTCGAGACGACCACCGACAACCCGAAGATGACCGAGGCGCAGTATGCAGCCATCAACGCCATCACAACGCAGTACCTCTATCGCATTAACAAAGGAAAGGATGCACCGATGAACGAGCAGACACTATCGGCTGATCAGCTCATGGAGCTTGACAGCCACCGACGTAACATAATCAACGCCCTGCGAGCAAAGGGAACGCAGGTATCCGACGACGACGGGCTGGAAACGCTGGAGGCGAAGATCGGAGAGCTAAAGACCTACGTGCCGATCATATTTAAGTCGCAACAGTTCTTAGACTGGAAGGACGTATACTTTCCGACGATGCAACTCTCCGAGAGCTATCGACCAGCTGACATTAGATACTGCTTTTCTCGTAATGTTTATCTCAAGGAGCTCCCAACTGTGCGTGGTATCGAATATGCGTCAAATGTAGACTACCTCGCAAGCGGTTGCTCTGCTATGACCAATGCCTCACTGCCAGATTTATCCACCGCGCAGAGTGCTGCTTCTGTCTTTTCAGGCTGTACTAATTTGGTGTCGGCGACGATAGGTAGACTCCCAATAGCGACAAATGTCGAGAACCTGTTCTCGGCGTGCGTGTATCTGATTTCGGCAACGATAGGGCCAGCGCCAAAGGCGCTCAGCACACGCACGATGTTCCACGGGTGTCTGTCGCTAAAGACGGTATCTCTCGACTTCTCAGGCGGAGAGGTCGGAAATATGGAATTCATGTTCGCTAATTGCGGAGTCTTAGTTTCGGTGGATGGTGTAATAGACGCCACAAAAACGCTGTTTTCGGGCAGCATGTTTTCGGGATGCGATTCACTCGAGGAGGTGCGCGTCAAGGGTCTCAAGGTCGACCTCGACCTCGCCTCCTGCGGTAAACTCTCCGTGGAGAGTGTGAAGTACCTCGTCGACAACCTCCAGCAGGCGACGGGCAAGACTATTACACTCCCACGAGCTTGGCAACAGAAACACACGGCAGAGGCTCGCGAGTATGCAAAGATCACAGCTCAAAAGGGCTTCTCCCTCTCTTTTAGATAACAACTAATAGACTACCATTATGGAGATTATCGAACTGGACGAGCAGGCTGGCTTCATGTACGTGAATGCCACGCACCGCATTATCGCTTACTTCGTCTACTGCCCTGACGCCGCCGCCAAGCTGTGGGTGCTCACTCCCGAGGATGAAGCACTCGCGCTCGAGGCACAATGGAGGGCTGAGGCCGAAGCTAAGGCCAAGGCGGAAGAGGGCGAGGCTCAGCCCTAAATAAGTGCGCCCCACCAATCGGCAGGGCGCATGAGAGGAAGGGGCTGGATAGGATTTATCATGAGTACGAAATCTGAAAGCCAATCTCCAGCCCCAGCTCCTCTCTCCTACAAAGGTAGCAAGCTGTGGCTATCGATCAAAGACTTAACACAGATTTACGATGAAAGCAAATAGACTGAGCGCGTGGGAGACGCTCCTTGTGATTATAGCCGTTGCACTGCTGGGCTACTTCCTCACCTCCTGCTCCCCGAGGGTGCGGGTCGTCCCCGTAGAGCGGACGAGGGTAGAGTGGCGTGACCGCTGGCGGTTGGATAGCGTGTACGTCCACGATAGCATCTACCTCACCGAGCGTATGGCGGGCGATACTATCTACAAGGTCAAAGAGGTGTACCGATGGCGTGACCGCTGGCGGGTGGATACCATCAATACTGGGCGAGTAGATAGCGTACGCATCACCGAGGTGGTGGAAGTCCCCGCCAAGCTCACTGCGTGGCAGAGTATGCGCCTCAAAGCCTTTGCGCCCCTCCTCTCTATTGCGGTGCTACTCGGTGCGTGGGGGTCGAGGAAGCTGTGGCTACCGCTACTGCGTGGGCTAATTTAGCGGGGATCATTTTCGTGACCTCACGAAAATGGTCTGCGTGTGTTTGGTGGTATCAAAAGTTTGCCTACCTTTGCAGTGTAGATGAGTGCACGCTTCTACGTGTCCACCCTTCGGGGTGCTGAGTTTAAACGAGCTTATGCTCTCAGATGTACGTGATTATTTTCATAATCTCGCAACGTCTAACAAGGGCGGGGAGGTGGAAACCTCCTCGCCCTTCTTTTATAGCAAAGCGCCCGAGTTGCATTGTTCGTCTCGGGTGATTTGCTATTTGTTAAATTTCTTAATGATCTTTCTTCTCAGCTCTTCGAACTTGTCGGCTTTTTGGCTCATGTAGTCCGCAGGTGAGTAGCCTGCACTGACTAAGTACCTTAGTCTGCTTATGCGATAGTCTAAGTAGGCTATGCTTGAGGCGTATAGCTCTTTTCTGAGCTTTAGATACTCTTTGTAGGTGATCTCTTTGTACTTTTTTATGCATACCTCGTCGTCACCCCCGGTACCTGCAATTACCCCCTTGTAGTATCTCTTTTTTTTGTGAGATACGTCCGAGATCGCAAATGACCAGATTTCAGGGATTTGACCCCACTGCGCGAGGGACACCCCTGGCTCAAACTCATGATCTCTGTAGTTGTACGATCGACCTTCTTCTGGTGCCTCACCATATCTATACCCGACTATTGGCATACCTAAGATGTCGCCAATCTCTGTATATGGCACCTGGTCAATTTTGATGGCTTTCATTTGTCTTTGTCTTGTTTACGTTACGTGTCGTGGGGTATCTCTTACCCTTTGACACTACAAAGATATAGCAAAGTTTTCACACCACCAAATTTTAAGTGAAAATAATTTCACCCACCTATAACAAGGGCTTGTTACTTGTTTAGTGTTATGCTTTTTCACTACCTTTGCAGTACACACAAAATATATACAGACGATATGGCAAGTGTAAAGAACGAGAACATGCAGGCTACCTTGGACACGCTGCGCACCTACGCTGGTGCGTCTACGGATGCGGGGCTTGCGACTATCCTTGGTATCTCCCGAGAACGACTACGTCAGTGGCGACTTCGTGAGGTGTACGACATTGACGTGATTAGGGGGGTATTCCCCGAGCTGTCGGAAGAGTGGCTAACCACGGGCGAGGGCTTGCCCTTCACCCCCGAGGGTGTAGATAGGCTTATCCCGCACCTTGATGAGCTGAGGGCGCTCCTCTTGGCTAAGGACGCTATCATACAGCAACAGCAGGAGCATATCGCTAAGCTCACCCTCGCACTCACTCGGAGGGGGTAGGATTTGGTGGTATCAAAAGATTACCTACCTTTGTAGAGCCAGCGAGGCGGTCGTCTCCGCCCGTGGCTTACGTTACGTAGCCCAAGTAGGCATCATTGCGCTTGGGTGGCATTTAGAGCGGGGAGGCTTCGGTCTCCTCACTCTTTTTTTATGCCCCTAATACCAGCTCCACCACCTCGGAATTGAGCTTATCTACTCGTGCGTAGTCCTTGCGTATGTATCTGTCTGTGACCTTATGGGCGGAGATATGGTTGAGGGCAAACGCCACGTCCTCCTCGCTTGCTCCTACCTCGTTGCGTGCTATGGTTGCCCAGCTATGGCGTAGGGCGTAGGAGGTCATCGGCGGCAAGCCCGCTTCCTTGCAGAGCTTGGCTATTCCCCGAGATATGTAGCTCGTGCAAGAGTGCCTATCGTAGTATCGTGCGGAGAGGTTGAGTAGATAGCCGTCCCGTGCGCCCTCTGTAAGCCTTGCGAGAGCCTCCATAGCCTGCGGGGGTATACTAACCTCCATATACGCCTTGTCGCTTCGCTTGCCCTTGGTCTTAGCTCTGTGGTAGCAGAGCTTGTCCCACTGGAGGTTGTCGGGGGTGAGTTCGTAGAGGTCAGCCACGTTCATCCCAGCCAAACAGAAGCTCACACGTGCCACGTCTTGGGCGTAGCGTGCCTGCCTACCCTTTGGGGCGTGCGAGAAGAACGCACGGAGTTGCTCTACGCTCACGCTACGCTTCTCGGGTGTGTCACCGCTCGGTATCTTGAGGAACTCAAACGGGCGGTTCGCCACACGCACCACGCCTCTGTCGTAGTCGTTGTACTCCTCCATGCCAGCATTGAATATCGCTTTGAGTAGCGTTGGGTACATACTCTTCGCTCGCTTCGTGTGTGCGAGGCTCTCTATCCATTGGCGTAGGAGCTTTGACGTGACCTCGGAGAAGCCGATAGAGGGCTTCCCAGCGAACGAGAGGAAGCTATTAAGGGCATAGCGGTAGTTATCCGATCGCTTCACCCCACGCTCTGAGAGCTTGCGTATATAAGCCTCTGCGAAGCTCGCAAAGGGGATATCCTCCACGGCACTATCCGTAGCTATCTCCACCACCTCCTTAGCTGTGAGGTTGTCTATGCGCTTCCCCTGCAACCTATCGTAGTAGGTGCAGATGATTGCAGAGGCTCGCATAAGTATGCGCGGGTCTGTGACCTCGCCCTTCTCATTCACCCCGCTATCCTGCACGACGAGGTCGGTCTTGATGTAGAAAAGTTCTCTGTTATGCGTGCAAAGGATATAGACGGAGTGAAAGCCGTTCGCCCTCCGCCTCCTTATCTTAGCTTTGAAGGTTGGCATAATGTGTAAGCTGTGGTGTAAACAAATCGTGCTTATTGGGGGTGTTTTTATATGCTTTTGCCTCTCCCGAGGGTAAAAATAGCGGGTCAGTCGCCTCTCTTGGTTGGCTTCCAATCCGCTATTTTTCAGCTACTTAACTATCGTGGTCCCACTTGGGCTTGAACCAAGGACTCCCTGATTATGAGTCAGGTGCTCTAACCGACTGAGCTATAGGACCAGTGAG